TTCTGCGCCTGTGCTTCCATAGCGCTTTGAACACGTTGTTCTATTATCTGTGGTAGTTGCTGTAATTGTTGCGCTTGCTGGCGCAAAGCACCTAACTCTTGACCCTGAACACCCAGCTTTTCTTCCAACGTAATATACGCCTTTTCCAATTCTCGCGGATCGCTGAATTTGTTTGCATATAGGGGCTCCTGTGGAGTTGTCCCTTCCGCCGGCTGGTCCTCTGCTAGTGGGGGGCCCGTAGGTTCTCCTCCACCGCCAGAGAAACGATAGCAGATATTCCCTATTGGTGATTTAAACATTTGATTTCCTCCTTAGCGGCACAATACAAAACGCATGTTCCCGCTTTCGCGACATGCTATATTGTGTTATCGCTTTTATATGATCAAGGGATCGCTTGCCTGGGGCCTATCTGTTGCTCACCCCCTGTATGCCCAGATGAAACACCCTCCGGTCCAATGGGTGCGCCAACATTTGCCGGCGCTTCCATTGGCATTCCCGTAGACATTGGAGTCATTGATTGGGCCATCATTAGCAAGTGTTGATCCACATGATGCCTAATTAACATATCTATCATGGGGTTCTCCGCAATTAGAGCCTCATATTCGGCAGTTAGCCTTTCTCTGTTATGCTGCTGAATATGCAATACGTGGTCATCGTAAACTACCGGCATAGGTAACTGACCAGATTTAAGCATAAGGTTTTCTCTTTTGGCTTTGGATATTTGTAATTGATCATCGGAGGCTGCTGATTCCCAATTGCCAAGTTGCAGCATCTCAAATATTTTGTTTCTCATATCTTTTTCAATTCTACCGGTAGCCGGATCTATTAGTAAACCAGCCCCTAGCAAGTCAAAAACCATTTGACGTCTTTGTATCGGAGATTCCAGCATAGGTGCCAAGGCGTCTAAGACCACATCATCAGCAGTCTCTAAACTAGCCCCGGTCCAGTCTATTAACTCCACCAAGTTGTCTGACCCTATAGATCTAAGAACAGAAGGAATCTTCTTAAATTGTCTGGTCAGTCTTAACCACTGTTTCCCATTTTCTATTAAAAAGTGTTCTAGGTTTATAGCAGTTGAGTGTTGTCGGGCATCGTCTTGTTCTAGAGATAAACTGATAGCCTTTCCAGACTTAATCCCCGGAGGGGCTTTAGAAATCCTACTTAGGTCCGAGGTCCCGGCTAACATATTAAATTCTTGAAGCAAGCTAAACTCCTCAGTGCTATAAGCCTCTGGCAACGTAGCAAACTGTCTTTCTTGGGGATACTTATATCCCCGTTTAACTTGCCCGATATACCCAGGTTCATTTCCGTGTTCCTCTAAGTCGTCCATATCTATAGAGCCCTCTTCTACCCATAAACCTCCAAATACTACGCGGTTTAAATATTCAGCCTTTCTGTTTCTTAACGCATTATATCTTCGCTGTAAGGGAATTAATCTTTCTACTACGGATTTCCCCCAAAACACTCCCGGACGTTCAATGCAATCGAGTTTAGCAAATGGTAACGCCACGTTTCCATCATCGCCGATATTGTAGGGTAATGGTCCGTGGTGGAGTAATTTATCCGAACAGACTATTACTAATAGCCCTTCCGGAAAATGCCGGGATGGAAGCTGCCATAATTCTTTAACCAGGGCGAATTCCTCCATCTTGACATTGCCAAACATAAAATTGCCCAACCCATATCCTAAGCCGCTAACCCCCATCATAGATCGCTGCAATTGTAATACGTTAACCTCTTCCGGATCGACTTCTACATTCCAAATTTCGTCTACTTCGTCAACGTGATAGGCTTTAGCGTGAATAATGCTTTTACATTGTGTGATCCCCTGTCTGTATGAAGAATCGGGGAATATTTCTTGAGGAGGGCAGACCGTTACGTCTAACTCCCCTTCTTTAATGGTTTGATCGTTAAAAGACACTTCATCGTTGTTCATTATAATGTCGGTAAATTGCCCGATAATTTGCCCCTTAGAAGGATCCCAGCCGTTTTTAGTCATAACTGTCCCGCAGGATTCCATCCAGGCAAAACACTCAGTTAATAGCTTTATTATTCCTTGTTCGTAAATTATGTTTCTTAATAAGTGGCTCCCAACCTTCGCCGCATGAATGTCTTTTTGCTCATTGGTAGCCGGCCTACATTTAAGAATAGGGCTGATTCTAGATAACCGGGAATATCTTGTTTCTATGATTGGTGCTATTTGATTAAACGATTCCCTTTCTTGTCCGCTATATAATTCCGGCATTTCCTCCAGTGTTAATTTCACCGGGTTAATATCTAAAAACTGGTTGCCTTCGATAAAGGCCATATTCAATCGCCACTGCAATTCAAAGCCCCGGCGCTCATCTTGGCGGCGCTTATGTTCGTCATTAACATATTTAATAAATTCGTCTTGCGTTTGAGGAACAAAACGCCTTCTCCGCGCCAGGTTAAACATTTATTATTCCTCCCCCCGAAGTTTCTTTACATATTTCTCATGTTCCCTAGTTGCTTTTCTTAAAAACCCGCCGCCTTTGGGTGGGTTTATGTCTTGATTTGTTTTAAATTCTTCCAAGTCTGCCGACATGATACGATCGTACAGTTCCTTTCTTTCCTTCTCATGCCTGATAGAGATCCATTCGCGAATACCAAACACGATCAGAATTAACCCTATAAATAAATATGGGCTCACTTAGCACGCCCCCTTAGAAGATCCTGCTTACTTGTTGGTTTTTTCTCTGGTTTAGTCTTTTTCTCTTCTTTTTGGGGTTCTTTTTCTGGAATTAGCTCCGGGAATAACTCTAACCCAGATAGAATAATTTTCTTGGCACATTCTTCGCATAGATTCATCCCCAGCCTTAACGGCCCGTCAGGTTTGGTTATCCTATACCTTGACCTGTTTTTGCATAAATATGTTTCGCAAAATGCGTAGATAGGAGATGGGGTAATTTCGGGCATTCTTATCCCTCCAGGTGTTTAGGTAATTTCTTACCGGGATGTTGTCTCTTAAACTCTTTTCTAGCATTGTCATAAGAAGCGGCTACGGCCTGGTTCTTCTCATGGCCGTTTCTAACCATTTCCCTAATGTTCTTCTTAATGGTTTGCAAAGAATATCCACTAGCTAATGGCATAGTTATTCCTCCAGGTATGCCGGGTAATCTCTGCCCGGATGTTTCTTTCTAAAAACACTTCTGGCCACCATTAGAGCAGACTTTCTAGCAGTCGCGTAGTCTAAAGAGTCTTGCTTCATTAAAACCCGGATATTGTTTTCAACGGTTTTCTTGCCATAACCGACCTTGTAAATCACCAGTACCGCCTCCGTCTTTGTTTTCTTACCCTTTTTGCTAGGTCGTTTTTGATTTGAGCAATGGTGCCTACTCCTTCTTGTGGAGCAGGAGAGATAACGCTATGCCATTTTATAAGACCATAGCCTAAAGCGTCATAATAGTGATCCGCCGCGCTGATTGCCACCCTTTCGGGATCCCTCTCATCCTCCATTAAAACAGGGAGTGTTTCGATTAATTTTTCACAGCAGTCCATGATCTGGAGCTTGGCAGTCAATTTCCCCTCCTGATTTTTGTACGGTCTTAAATATTCATGTAAAACTGCCTTTCTGAACCTTCGATCCGTCTTATCGCCCCTGGGAGGTTCCAAAAATCCGTATAGCCCGCCTTCATGGTAATAGTCAACCATGCATTTCCCTGTCTCGGGATTTTTTGAAAATGCGTCTCTGCCAGTTACCTTAAATTCATATTCATCGGCTACCATCTCTCCGGTTTCGGGATCTTTTGTGTAAGATAGATCTACTACTAATTTTGCCTGTTCTGAATAGGTTAGTTTCGGATCCTTTGGTCCTCTGGTAATTTCTCTATAAACATAAACTNTCCCATCAGGGCCAACTGCAAACGAATACCAGACAAATGGATCGGTGTACCCGGGGTCGTTGGCAAGCCATCTTTTCCACCATCTTTCGGGGGCGAAGGTTTCACAAACATGGATATCATACGAAAACTCCGGGAACGCTAAACCGGATGTAGTCTCCCAGGAACCCTCTAGAAGCATTTTTCTAAGATGTTCCGGTAGTTGGTTTAGTCTTTGAACGTACATTGGATCGGCTTTAAGTAAATGCGGGTTATCCGTTAGTTTAGCGGGGATAAATTTTCTTGTCATCCCCGTCCCGGGATCTTTATAAACCTTCCCACCTTTACAGGCATCAATAAACCTTTTTTTAACCCAGGCCATGCCAACACCGCCGGGGTTGGAAGCAGATCTAATTAGTGGTTGGACTCCTTGTTTAGAAGTCCTGCACCGGGCTAACATGTAAATATATTGGTGCTTAGTAAATTGTGTTAATTCATCAAAACAGATTAAATCAAATTCGGCAGAATAGTATCTAAATACATCATTGTCTTTTTCTAAATACCCAAACTGAAGAACTGAATCAGGGGATCCCTTGTGGGGAAACTCCCATCTGTGTTTCCCCCCATCGTACTTAGGACCAGTCCCGGCTAGCAATTCATGGGAAACCTTAATGGCAGACATCTCTAGCTCGGGGAAAGTCCGTCTTAAAAATAACACGTGAGCACCGGGAACTTGCATGCAGCGCATAGCACAAAGAATTAAGAGTGCCTGAGTGTTATGTGTCGGGACCATGCTTTTCCCAGCTAGAAATAAATTATCTTTAGCAGATACTCTGATACATTTCATTGTTATAAAACCTGTTCTTTCTGCACCAACAATATAGTGAAATCTAGTTGTCATGCGGGTAGAAAGTTTTTGTTTGTCTGCTTTGCGGGAAAGACGGAATACTCTTAAATTTGGCCTACACTTTACAACATACCTCTTCCCGCAATATTTGTCATATAGCCGGGCATCTTTTTCTGTAACGGTAGCTTTGTTCCCAAAAGACCGCAATAGATGGGCAACCGCTTCTGCTAATACAGGAATAGTGCTTGTAAATTCAGCACTTCCATTACAAACCGATCCGTCGCTATCCATTAACCCTTGAAGTAATGCCAACCTTTGGGCAGGAGAGCCCCACAAATAGTCTTCCGGAACATGCTTATTGTTTAGTACACCAAGGGAGCGAAGATCGGTTACCAAGCCCTTAAATGAGTACGTGTTCGCTTTCCCAGAATTGCCACTAGTTACATTGCTAATTTCATAAAACATGCTAACGGCCTTAACAACTTCTTCATCCATAGTTGTTATACTACCAGCATCGCTATGCCCATCCCCAAGCCAAAGGCCCAGCAAGTAAGGATCTATCAGTAAGTCCTTTTCGGGAAGGTCAAGCGCCTTGGTAACAGGAATGGCATGGTTGGTAATACCATGCCTTACAGTAAGAGTGTCAACAATTTCACTGGTTGTTCTTATTTTGCCAGTCGGGGGAGGTAGTACACCTTCTCCAACCCTGGCCTTATTTCGTTTAACTAGCGATTCTGTAAACTTCTTGCTTTTATTGCCACTTACCCTGCTTTTTCTGTTTTTGCGCCTCCAGGCCCTATATTCCGGAGTTCTTTTTGTTAGTTGATCCCTTTCTTTGTAAGTATAGGTCAACCACAAATGGTCATCATGCGCAATAATCTCTGACCCATCATCAAAAAACAGCCTCCAGGCATTAGCAACAACAATGTCAGATTCAAACAATACTACATGAACCCTGCCATCAAGCCCAAAAACAAGGTCGCCTGGGTGTATGTCGGAAAGTAGCTTAAACCCTTCCGGCGTAGGAATGGGAGTGTTAACGTCTAACAGCTTTCCTCCCCCTACACTTCCTCCGAATAGAACTTCATCTTCTTCAGCGTTTAAAAACTCCGACTGCTTGTCTGTCGCTATCCAGACCCTTTCCTCTTGACTCATTTAACCACCCTCAAGCCAAAATGCACTTCGCCACCATACATCTGTTCTGAAAATTCATGGCAGTAGGGACAGGAAACATCCTGGTCTTTGTTAAAAAGAATTACTATGTATAACTCTCCACAGTGATCACATTGAAACCAGTGCCAGTTGAAGCCTTTGGGAGGTGTAAATACTGTAATCACCCCGTAATTTATCCGTAATTAATTCGCCGTACAGATTACACTTAAAAGCTATAAGTAAAGGATAGTACAAGCAATCAATCCGAGTTTAAAGAAGCGACAATCAAGAAAAAGTAATAACCACGATAAAAGGAGCCGTGCTGATATAAACTTAACCAGGCTCCCAAGGTTCCCACACGTCGTAGCGTGCTGGGGCAATTTAAGCCCCCTTGAGTTTGTCTGGCGCAAGCCTGGTTAAAACAGAAGTATGTCTCCACAGGTGGCGCCGGGATTCTCAGCATGGCAGGGTTTCCCCCACCATGCCACCGGGTTACCCCCGATGTCCGATGGCGCCTATCTTAGACGCCATGCTGTTAAAGCAAGACCCTTATTATCAACTTATCTGGGATGTTCACACAACCGCCTCATAGATAGCCTCAAAAATATCCGGTTTGCAAGGGTAAAATTCCCCCTGAATCCCTTTGATAATATAGTCGCCCTTAGACGCTATCATGTCGCCTTCTAACGTCCTAATCATAAGAAGCCCATCAGGAAGAACCTTAAACTTTCTCATAGAGGGAGAGCACCCAGTAAGGGGCTCTATTTCTTCTACATTAGAACCAGTCCACTGAACTGCCTCAACAATTACCGGCTTTTTACGATACTTCATTAACAAACCTCCAATGNTTTTGGCATTTTTCCCCTAATACCTGTCAGGGATGGTAAAATATCCCTGGGAATTATCCCTGCTTTTTTGGTTTTTTTGCTGGGCCCCCGACCTGAATCCGCAGCGCCGGGCCCTCGACATCAACCGTCATGGCCCTGGGGCGACCTTCAGCGCGATCCGCAAGCGCTTTTGCAGCATCGAGACGAATGTCTGGGCGAACACCGCCGTCTATCATAATATCTGCCATGATACGAATGGCTGTAGGGAGGTGGTACCGGGCTAACTTTCGAGCTTCTGCCCGTTCCAAAATTCTTTTTTCCTCCCGCGTAACCTCCCTGGCCATGAAACGACCGGACGCATCACGTGGTCGTCGTTGGGGATCTTTTTGTTGCGCCTTCTTTTGGATACTACTTACCGGCATTTCTTTCACCACCCAATAACAATTAGAACTCGATGCGATAAACGGAGATAATTAAAGGAAAACCCGCAACCTTGTAACCTAATTTACCATAACGGGGGAATACGGGAAAACCGTTTAGCGGGTTTCCAAACATTTCCAAAAGAATTGGGGCGAAATTTTGCGGGGGGGGATGGGTATAATGAGAAAACCGCCGCCCGCCGCCCCCCCCGGGGGGG